GCCGCCTTCCGTTTCGAGCAGCATCGCATCGTCAGACGGGGGAACTTGAGGCAGCAGGATGCGACCGCCCGAAACCGTGTGCGTGCCAAGTTCGACGCCACCACCCCAGGCCACCACGTCAAGCCCTTCGAGGTGGTTCAAGCCGTCGATGTAGCTGGCCGCCGCCGCCGAGTAGACAAACGAATCGCCGATCTTGTTCACCGCCGCGCCGCGGGCTTCTTCTTCGAGTGCCCACTTTTCGAGGTGGCGCACTTGCGAGCCGCCGACCGTGCGGCGCACCACGTAATACACGGCGTCTTCTTCTTCGCCGGGCAGCACTGCCACGTCTTCGATCACGCCATCCGTTTCGACCTTCACCCAGCAAATCAGGTTCTCGGCTTTGTCGAACAGCAGCACAGCCACGGTCCCGTCTGCAAGCACGAAATGAACCCTGGTGTCGGGCTGGCGCTGCGCGCTCATGTAGACCACGCCGGGCGAACAGGCATCGGGGTTGATGGCCGTAAGGTCTTCGGGCGTGAACTTGCCATTCGCCGATGAAGCGGCCATCTCGTACACGCGCGTTCCGCAGCGCTGCACGAAGATGGCTTTGTCGTCGATCTTGATGGCCTGCACGTCAGCCGAACCCTGCGTGCTGGATTCCTTCGGAGTGAAGTTGGTCGGCGTCAGCGGCTCGTCGAAGGCCGACGATTGGCAAGTCAACTCAGACCCCGCGGTTCCGGCCATCAGCCGGTCCATCGGCAGCAGCCAATTGATGACATCGACCGGGCCGAAGCCGATGGAGCGCGATACGGGGCCGGCGTCACCCTCATAGTCGGGGTCAAAGTTGTTGTAGGCATCGACCACAGAGCCCCAAAACCGATCTTTGCCAGCCCACCACAGGCGGCCGTCCAGGATGGTCACAGCAGAAGGCCAGCCGCGGTAGTCGGACCAATCGCCCTCCGCCCACACTTCGGTGGCCGTGGTGCCGCCCAGGTCTTTGACAACGGTTGCCGATACCGTGGACTGGTCGGTGTAGGCCGTCACGCGCACCACGCCCGTGATGCTGCCCGCCGCGAAGCTCAGGTTTGCCACCGCCGAGCCGCTGGTGTAGCCGCCCGTCTTGACGCCAAGACGGTAGTAGATGATCTGGTTGTCCAGGCCATCGGTCAGGGATGTGCTTGTCGCCGCGGTGTAGGTGGTGCGGTCCACCCATGTCGCATTGTCGGTGCTGTATTGCAGCGTGACGGTGGCGGTGAAGGTGCCGGTAAGCACGATGGAGAAGTTGCGCGCCGCGCCGACCCCGATCACACGAATGGAATTGCTGAACTGATTGTCGGCCGTGAAGGTCGAGGTGACAGCCTGGCCGACCGATGACAGGCGGAACAGCGCGCCAACGTGTGTCGGCTTGAACAAACCATTCGACGTGCCGCCCGATGCAGTCAGTGTGATGTCGCCCGTGATGGCGCTGGCCGTCAGCGTGGTGTTGGTGACGTTCTCGATGCGGAACGGGCCATCGGTCGGGGCGTACACCTCGACGGACCAAGACCGAGCCGAGGTGCGCACGATGCGGCGCTGTTGCCGGCCGCGGCAGGCGGCGAACACCACGTCGCCCGACTGGTACTCACGCACAAAGCGAAGATCAGCGGCGGTCCAAGGCGTTGGCAGAACCACGTCGCCGGATTCCACAACCACAGATGCCACGATGGCCGCGGCGCTCGATTGGTTGAACAACCCGATTTGCACGTCAGCCGCAGGCGTGAACCCGATCGAGTGCACGCCAACGCCAAGGCTCGATTCGACAAGGTGCGAGCCGCCGAGAAGGTCATACGACACGCGCAGTTTCACGGTGCCGCGCGTCACGGTCACCTTGAGGCCATGCTCGGTGCCGGGGCTGGTCACCGCCACGGTCTGGTGCACGTCTGACGATGACGCGCCGTTGCCTACCAGTTTCACGCCGCCGCCAGTCACCCACGTTGCGGCGATCCCGTAGGTCGCCCAGCCGGCCAGGCTCAGGGCGAACGCGCCATTGACGATCGGGAACGTCACCGCGGGGCGCGTCAGCCGCACATCGTCTTTCACGATGGTCAGCGTCTGGTCGTGCAACTCGATCAGCGCGGCGTCGTCAGCAGCGAAGACGAATTCCAGAAGGTGCGTTTCTCCGCTCTCGCCTGCGATGTAGCCCAGGCCGGGGCGCAGCATCATCGAGCCGAGCGCACGCGGCATCCAGTTGGTTTGCACCTCGGCCGACATGGCGAGGCGCGCGATGTCCAAGCGCGCCAGGGCCAGCCGCGACACGGTGCCGCGGTTGAACGCCAACAGTTGGTGTTGCTGGCCCATCAGAACCGCTCGCCTCGGCGGTAGCTGCTCCCGCGTGAGCTGGCCCAGCTTCCAACCGGCAGGCTTCGGCTCGGGTCGCTCATGGCGTCGGTGCCGTTCGCTTCATCAAGCAGCATCTTGCGGATCTTGAGCAACTCCACGCCTTGCTCGGCCAGCGGGCCGGCCGCCTTGGATGCGAGGTGCGCTTCCACGAAGTTGACGAAGTTCGCGGGCCACAGCGAGAAGTCAGCACCGAACATCGCGTCGTTGCTGACGTAGCTCACGAACATGGTTTCGAGCGAGCCAAACCAGAATCCGGCTTCCTCGCGGTACTGGCGATGCGGGTGCTGCATGTTCTCGTCGGACCACACGCCCGTCAGGCGCACAAAGTCGTCGGGCTTCTCGAACACGTACTTGAACCCAAAGTCGGGCGTCGCGCTGCTTGATGCGTCGATGCGCGCCGTGCGCGTGGCGAACTTCCATTGCCCGGCCTGCAAGCACTCATCCAGCGCGCCAGCGTCCCAAATGTCATTCAGGATGCGTGCAGGCTCGCGCGTGTTGCCGGTGACTTCCGCCGCCGACAACTTGCGATCCTTCAGGAGCCGTTGCGCCCCATTGAAGAGGCTGAGCTTGCTGGCGGGCATGGCTTACGCCGCGGTCAGGCTTTTGTCGAGCCAGGCTTTGGCTTCCTCTTCGGTGGCGCAGTCCTTGTGCACCACGGCGCCGTCGCTGTTGCGGATGACACGCCAGCGCTGGCGGGCCGCAAAGCTCACGGTGTAACCAGCGTCCGAGGTCGCGGCCTTTTGGGCTTGCGCCTCGATGTCAACGAAGCTCTTGACCCACATTGACACGCCGAACTCGCCGACAGCCGACACCATGAGGTCGGCCAGCCATTTGTTGTCTTGCGCGCGGCACTCGACGATCGAGTACGTCTTGAACTTCTTTGCGCAGTGCGTCCAGAACTCGGGGCGCAGCAAACTCGAAAACGGCACGCCGGGCGGAATCTCGGCGATGTGCGTGGTGCGCACGAACTCGGCGAGTTGCAGGTTGTTCGGGCTGAGCGGCGGCGCCTTGACTTCTTCCATCTGGGTCTCTCCTGTAGAAATGGCCCGCACCACCAAGCGGAGGCGCGGGCCATCAAATGGGCAACTGCTGCCCGGATCAGTCCGTGTCGGTCTGCGTGATCGTGGTCAAGTCGTTCACGTCGGTCGTGCCGTTGCCGGTCGCCGAAACCTGGTGGATCGTTGTGATGTTGCCGGTGGTGTTCGACACGTAGATCAGGTCACCCACACGGATGCCGAGGTCGCCACCGTTGGTGAAGTAGTTCGCCGTATCCACGGTTGCCGCGGCGTCCGTGCTGCGGTAGACCCACAGTTGGAACGGCGTGGCGCCGATCGTCGTGGTGACAAGGCGGGGCGGATTGGAAGTTGCGTAGGCCATCTCTGTTTCTCCTTGAGGTTAGGCCGTTGCGGCTTGGCCAGACGCGTCGTGACGAATCGAGCACACGCCTGCGTTCTGCAGAAGTGCCGCACCCATGAACATTGACGCGCGGGCGTAGTAGTAGTCGTTCTCGTCGTTGTAGCCAGCCGCCACGTTCATGGCGTCACGGTCACGGGCGAGGCCGACAGCGGCGCGGTGGAACACGAACAGGCGTTCGCTGGAGGTGTTCGCGCCCGGCAGGCCGGTGTGAATCATCCATGTGATGCCGGCCCAGCGAAGCATGGTCGGCATGCCAGGCAACGGCCCCATTTCCACGTAGTCCTTGCTGCTCACCAAGTTTTGCTTGACAAGCAAGGTGAACGCAGCCGCACTCAGAACACCCGTCACATCGTTGAACGACAACGATGCGTTGTTGGCCAACACGACCGAAATCGCCCGAAGCGCAATATCTGCCGTCAACGGAACAGCCGTCAGGCCGGCGTACTGCGTCGAGGTCGAAAGGGCGGTGACCACCAGTTCGTCGGCCTTGCGGTTCAGCACGGCGATCGACTCTTCTTGCATTGCGCCGCGGCGCTTGATCCCGGCTTGACCCGAGAAGATGTTGAAGCGCGTGGCCTGCGGCTTGTCGTGCCACTCGGTCAGCGCCACGGTCGTCTGCGTGTCGTCGTTCGCGGCGGACGGGATGTTGCCGTTCACGCCCCGGGTCACAGCGGTGCGGCCACCGGAGCCGTTGACGAGGAAGACGTAGTTCGAGCCGGAGGCGATGCCTTCGGTCGTCACGCGGGGCTCGAAGTACGCCGAACGGCGCTCGAAAGTCTTGACCAGCTCTTGCCGGTAGAGGGTTTGGTTTGCAGTTTCTGCCACGATGGGCTCCCAAGTTGGTGAAGGTTTGCGCCTTCGCTTGGGGTGTCCTTCGTGCGGCTATCCGGGGTGCCTTGCGGGCCGGATCGGCTGCCTATGGGCCTTGCTGCGGCAGATCATGCGGTTGAATGCCGCACGCGCCGAGTATATACCAGCGCGAGCGGCATCGCCTAGTTTTTCTCGCGGCGGTCGCGCGTTTCGAGCAGCGCCATGTAGCGGGCCTGGGCCTTCTCTGACTTCCAGTAGGCGTCAGACTTTGTGCCGTCCGCGTTGAACATGGACTTCTCGATTTCGGCGATGGCGTCTTCGTTGCTCTTGCCAACATCGCCGCCAGCCGGGACCACGGTGCCCGAGACAAAGCCAAGCTCACGGGCGTGCGCGGCGAACCACCGGATCACGGCTGGGTTGTTCATGAGTTGCACGCCATCCGGGCCGCGGGCCTTGAACACGGAGTCGGCCACCTCGCTGCCGGCGTTTTCGAGCATGGACTTCACGGCGTCCACGTTCGGCCGGTAGTCGGTGCCCCAATCCACGCGCAACTCGTCTTCCACGGCGGCGCGGGCGGCGTTGTTGGCCGCGGTGAACTTCTCGCCCTGCGATGCCTTGATGTCGGCGAACGCGGCAAGCGCGCCCTTGACTTGATCGGCGGTAGCGTTCACGCCGTGCAGCCCCTTGACGAATGCATCGACCACGGGCTTTTCGTCCTCGCTGAACTCGAAGCCCGTCAGGTCGTACTTGTCGGCCGACTCGGGGATGCCGTTCTCCTTGCGCCATTCGGAGACTTGTGCGTCGGTTGCGTTTTTCGGCAGTGCTTTCTTCAATTGCCCGCTACTGATGAGCTTGTCCTGCTCGCGGATCGCCTTGGCTGCGTCGGCTGGGCTGTTGAAGCGCTGAAGCCGCTTGATCAGTTTCCCATGCTCGGCCTTCTCGTCGTCGGTCGCGGTGTCGGGCAGCTTGCCGGCCATTTCGTCGCGCCAGGCTTCGGGCCACTTGGCGGCGGGCGGCGGTGCTGGGGCTTGGTCGGGTGCTGGCGCAGGGCTTGATGCAGCGCTCGACGCTGGGGCGGGAGGCGCTGGCGCTGTTTCGGCGGACGGCGCCGGGCTGGGTGCGGCGACGGGCGCCGGGGCTTCGATCACTTCTTCTGACATGCTGGGTGTCCTTTCGTTGGGGCAGCGTGGTGATGGCGCTTGATCGCGCCTGGGTTACTTCTCTGCCGGAATGCGCGATCGAGCGAGTGTGAAAAACTGAAGCCCGACGAACCGCTTCCCAGCAGCGAAGTTGCTTTCCCGCTCGCCGGTCGGGCGGAACTCCATCTCAGTCACGGCCGTCGCGCGCATCAGCCATTCGATGATGAGCATTTGTTGCCGGTCGTTGGCCGCACCGTCTGCCATGGCGTGTATCGCAGCCAATTCTTCGACGCTGGTATCGATGGGTTGCCACGGCGGCGTGATGTTCGCCTGCCCCTTGATGCGCGTCTTGGGCGCTGTCATGCCGCAACAGGCATGGCCGCAGCGCCGCCCATGTTCTTGACCACGGCGGACGCTTGGCCCATGGCCTCAAGCGTCTGCTGCGCTTGGGCCTGCTGCGCCTCGCTGGCGTTGATGGCTTGAGCATCTTCGCGCGAACGCATCCACTTGGCTTCAAAGCCGATGCCCTCCAGTGCGTCACGCAGAGCCTCGGATGCCTCCACAACCGTTGCGCTGCTCGGGTCCAGGCTGACAGCCGTGGACACCAATTGAACGCCTTGCATGAAGATTTCGCCCTTCTGCTTTTCGATGGCGTCGCGAAGCGGGCTGACGAACTTGAATTCGATCTGCTCGCTGCGCAAGGCTTTGGGCCAAGAGTCGGGCGGGCCGAAGCCGCCGTTCAGGGCCATCACGTCGAACGTGCGCTCGCACAGCGCGCCGTTGTAGTCCACCTCGACCGGCTCGAATAGCGGCAGCGCGTCGCGGATGTACTGTTGCACGCGCTGGCCCACCTCGTAGGCCGTCATTTCCGGGCCGCGCACAGGCATTTGCAGCTTGTCGGCGTAGAACGCTTTCTTCAGCATTTCCTCGCTGCGCTGCATCAACTCCAAGCCCAGGGGCATGCCGCTTTTGTCTTGCGTCAGCGGGCGTAGCACCTCGCCCATGCGTTCGTCGTACTCGGCCGAAACGTAGGTGATTCCACCCGCGGCCAAGTCCACATCGCCGCGGATCGCCTCGCGCACGCCCAGCAGCGGCGGGTTCGTGAACTTCTCCCCAGCCTCCAGCAACGTGAAGGTCATCGCCTGCAACAGCCGGGCCTCGGGCAGCGCACAGATAGCGGCCGGGCTGGCGGCGTACTGCGTGCCCTTGATGCGCTGCCACCGCGGGATGACGTAGGGGTTGATGCGCTGGCCCGTCACCTCGATGATGTGCTCGTTCTCCACGTCGATGTAAATCGACACCAGCGGCGTGCGGAACTTGGTTTCGCCGTGGTAGAGGTCGGTCGGGATGACGATGTGCCGGCACTTGACCACGCAGTAGGGATCGCGGCCCGGCCCGAGTTGCTCGACCACCTTGGGATGCAGCTTCTTCACGCCGAAGATGCGGCTCAACTCCCACGCAGTCGGCGTGTCCCACTTGCGGTGCACACACTCAACCGAGCCATTCACGCCGTCAGACCATGCCACGTCCCGAAGATGCCAGTTGCGGTACAGCAGCGCCGAACGGTCGGGCATCATGTCCACGCTGATGACACACTGCCCGGCCAAGCCGAAGTCACGATCGCCAGCCTTGGTCGCCACCACGAACTGCGCCGCGCGGTCATACATGGCCCGGCGCTGCGCCTTGGTGGCCCATTCAAGCCACTTCTTCGCGTCGTGGTCTTGCAGGCCGTCAACCTCCATCGTGGCCCATTCTTTGTCAGACGGGCGCAGCATGGTGCTGAACTGGTCTGTCAGGTCGCGGGCCACGATCAGCGGGTAGCTGGTCATCAGGCCCGCGGCATAGTCCGTGCCAAGTTGCCGTGTGGTGGTGAAATCCGCGTCGATCGGGTTGAACTGCTCGTACAGGCTTTGCCAGAAGTCCAGCAGGCTCCCGCGCTTGCTGAACAGCAGATCGCCCTGCTTGATGAGTTCGGTAACGTTGGTGCTCATGTCAGCCGCCCAACTTCGCGCCGCCGTCACCATTGCTCAGAATGGTGGACTCTCGGCCGGCTTGCGCCTGCATCATGGCGATCTTGCGGCGGCGCGCGGCCTTCACCGCCTCGTCGTCCGACCCTGGCATGGTAATGGGTGCGCTGATCGTCGGTGCCGCTGGCTTGTCCTTGCCCATGCCGATCTTGAGCGGGTCAAGTTGCTTCTTGAGCTTGTCCTTGTCGCCAGTCAACAGGAACACCCCGGCGGGGTCAACCTTGGAGTGCAGCTTGCCCGCAGAGGTGTTGTTGAACAAGTCGTCGAAGAATCCCATCGCTATCTCCTTGTCAATGCTTTGCGGCCCGAGGTGAGCGGGCTTCTGCCCGTTAGCACGCGCGGGCCGGCGTTCTTGGTGTTCCAGTTCTGCCAGTCGGTGGCCATGCGGGCGCCGGCCCACCACGACATCACAACAGCGTCGCCGCGGTCTGGTGAGCGCCCGATGCGCTTGACCAGCTTGGCCTTGGGCTCAATCTCAATGCCGTTTGATCGCACTTCGTAGCGCGGCGCGGTCAGGTCAGCCAGCAGCCCACGGTCGTCAGGCAGGGCGATCATCGAGCCACCGCGCTGGTCGGGGTTCAGCGCCTCGCGGAAGCGCCAATACGCCTCGGTGCGGACGTTCGAAAAGGACAGTTGATTGTCAGCCGTGTGCTTCAGGCTTTTCTTGACGCCCATGTACGCGACCGAATCGACCTGGTTCTTCACCAGATGGCCGTGCGCATCGCCGCCCCAGCCGCCGCCCACGTCGATGATGACTCTAGCGTTGTCGTGGCGGTGCTTCATCACCAGCGCAGCAACGTCTGTGCCCCCGGGCGTCTTTGCGCCTTCGACCGCGATCATTGGCGCAAACCACGCATCGTGTCTGCGGGCAAGCACCGTCTTGTCGTCACCACCCTGCGCCACGTCCACGCCGATGGCGCACATGGGCACACCTACGGGCGGCGTCGTGGTCCAGCGGGCCACTGCCGCCTGCACCCAGGCGGTAGGGATGGCCTGCCACGGGTCATCTTCGGCGCCGGCATCAAACTTGCCGTACAGAAGCTGACTGCGTAGCGGCTCGGGCAGGGATTGCAGCCGTGCGCGATACTCAGCGGTGTCCCGAAACGGGTTGTCCTTCAGCGCCGCGGGCATGAAGGTGAAGCTCATCGCGGTGTACGCCTCACCGTCGATCTGGTGCTCGCCCGGGCGGTCAACCCACTGCGGCACACCCTTGAGCATCACAGCCCAGCGCAGTTCACCCGACACAGCCGGGTTCGGAAACTGCCGATCTAACCACGGCGCAAACCACCGCACCATCCATTCGCCGTCAGAGCTGCGCGGCGGGTTGCTGGCGAACACCACGCGACAGCGCTGCCCCTCGGGTCCGCGGTTCCATGCCATCAGGCTGGAGACCTGGCCTTCAAGGAACTCGCCAGCCTCGTCGTAGCAGATCAAGTCGCGCTCGCGCCCGGCGTGTTTACCCCAATCGGTCGGCAGTTGCATTCCCGCCAGCTTGAGTGAGCGGCCATCGGACCACGTCCATTCAAGGTCGGTGCCGTTGAACCGCGCCGAGTCACCGATGATCTGGCGGCCAGCCTCTTGCAGCCCGTCCGTTTGGCTCGATTCGCGCCGGAAGATGATGCTTCGGGTGTGCGCCTGCGCGGCAAGGCCAACAGTCAGGAAGGACTTGCCTGAGCCAGCTGATCCACCGTACAGCAGCACATCGGCGCGGCTGCAATAGGCATCAGTCTGCGGACCAGGCAGCGGGACGAAGCGCATGTTCCTCGTCGCCGCGATGGCATCCGCCGCCACCGATGCTTGTTGCTCAGGCGGCAGCGCGTTGAAGGCCCCGAGGACTTCAGCCAGATTCACCCGCTACACCCCGCGTCTGCTGTTTCTAGTGAAGGATCCAGCAGAAGCGCCGGATGTCGCTATTTTGCACTATCTTTTGCCTGCAACCCTAGAGCAAGTGTGAACGCGATGCGGCGCGCGATCTCGTCGGCGCCCATGGACTTGACGGCCTCGGCCAGCGGGTCGGTCTTCTGCCTGTTGTCCACCTCGTAACCGCCCAGGTGCTTCATGGCCATGTCGATGTACTTGCTGCGGTCGGCGAGCTTGTACTTCTTGACCGTGGCCCGGCCGTCTGAGTCTTCCCCGCCAAGGCGCAGCTCTTGCACGTCCAGGCCAGCAACAGCCATGGCGGTGTCGTCGTCAAGCTCGCCGATTGGCTTGGGGCTGCCGTCTGGGTCAAGCAGCTTGCGGGCGTCAAAGAACACTCCCCGAGCGATCTGCCCAAGCACCCGCTCCAGTGTCAGGCCAGTTTCTTCCTTCACCTTGGCGATCACCTCGGCCCGGTGCGCCTCGATCTCTTCACGGACCTTCGCAGTCCTTATCAACCGTGATGCGGTCTGGTCTGCTGATGCAGGCGAATACCCCGCCGCAATCGCGGCTCTACGCCCGTTGCGGTCGATCTTGTACTCGGCGATGAACACCTTAACATCCGGCCGCTGCTTGACTTTGCCTTTGGTTGACTTTTTCATCTAACGATTGTACCAACAGGCCCCGGCTCGCACCATTCCTGCTCGTTGATCGTGTCAGCCTCGTGGCGTTCCTTGCGCGTCATCATCCGCGGGAACATCGCTCCGATGCGGGCAATGCTACGCGCCGCGCAATGTCTGTTGCGAAGTGAGCAGCAATAGCCCGCACGATGATCTTGCGGCTGGCGGCATTGATTACTACATCGATGAGCCTGAACACAAAGCCAAGACCGTCTTGCGTGCAACTTGGCATTGGGTTAGAGACAACGTCATAAAGGTAGTCGCCGGCATCTTTATCACTGCTGCGGCCGGGCTTCTCGTTCAAGCAATATTGCCAAAGCAAGACCAGAAAGAAGACCAGACACCCAAAAACCACCAAAGCGTAGGAAGCCAGCCACAACAGGCGACTCCTGCGGAACCCACCAGTCTGCCACTAACATCAGCGCCGCAAACCACCACGCCGCAGTTGTCAAGAGCGCAGCCACACATGCCACCAGCAAAGCCCATTGCGGCAGGTGCAAAGTGAAACCTAACCCTTCCATCGAAGCGACAGCCACCGGCTTTGCGCATTCCACTTCACCATTCATAGTTTCCGCTCCATGCGCAAAGCCGGTGGCTGCGCCTCATGTCAAACGTTAGAGCGCAGCGCGCTCCGGGTTTGTCCTAGCAAAAATAGTCCTTGCGCAATTGTGCATCATGCTCTATTATTGAGTCATCGGTTCAGCAAACAGACGGAGCACAAAATGACCAAGATGATTGAAGTAACCTGCGGCGTCATCCTCACCATCGCCCGCCCAGATGGCACCGTCGAGCGCGTCGAAAACGCCCGCTTCCCCTTCGGCGAGATCCCGGCGGCCACGTACCGCGCAATGGTCAAGGCCACCAAGGACGCGGGCCGCGGCGACATCCTCTCGCAAGAGCCGATGCGCAAGCTGATGGCCGACATTGAGCCGAGCGCCCGCGACCTTGCCGAGCAATCCGCCTACAACGCCCGCCGCTTGGTTGAGCGCACCAGCGCCACCGGCCGCGCCTGAGTCAACCAAGGAGCAAAGACCATGAGCCACACTTACTTTTCGACCATCGCCCGCGACGCACACACCGGCACCATCGAGCGCCTGGCTGGCAAGCGCTCGCTCGGCAAGCGCGGGATCGAGGGTGTCGCTGGAGCAACGTGTGAGTACCGCGTTGTCTCTGTTGAGCCGGATGCGGTGATGGGATGGGGTGATGCCACAGCCATCGGTCGTGTCGAAATGCTGATCGATGGCCGCGCCGAGGGCGAGCCGGTCTTGGCGCTGCTGTCGTGAGCGGCCGGCCATCCGCTGCCGCCGAGCGCGCAGCCAAATGGCTCGCCGCTGGCCACGGAACTGCCGCCGAGGCTGCGCGCAAGTTTGGCCTGTCAGTGCACCAGGCGCGCCGCATCGCCGCGCGTGTCGGTCTGCCTGCCCGTCCAGTCGGTCGTCCTGCATCGGTTGTTCCAGACCCATCAGCGCCCTAACCCTTCCATCGAGCCGAAAACCCCGGCTTACGGGTGGTCCATCTTTCACGTCTGAGCGGCCGGGTTTTCGGCTCATGTCAAACGTTGGGCGGCTGTGGCACGGACCGCCCACTGCTTGACCAGCTCCGCACCCTCCTTCCAGCGCTCGCCAAAGATGCCCTTCAGCACCTCGACGTAGCGCGGCGTCACGCGGCCGGCGGCCTTGGATTCGACGTGTGCACCAGTCACGGCCAGCGCGCGGGCGCTGCACGATTCGCAGTTCGCAGCCCAGAGGTCGATTCGGGGCGCGGTCATGGCCTTCGTGCAGGCGGTGCACTGGTCGTTCATGCCCACTCCTTCGGCCAGTTTCCGGTGCGGCGCGCACGCTCGCGGGTGTCGGCGGCGCGGGTGGCTTCGAGCGTTCGGCGTTGGTCGCGCGTGAACAGGCCCGACGACCCGACGATCGAATGACACCCAACGCGGCCCGGCGAGTCAGCGCAGCCCGGCCAGGCCGAATCGTCGCCGCTCTTGATGCCCAGGCCCTTGCCCTCGTCGCTGTGGCATGCCTGATTCGGCGGAGCCTTGCCGCAGTGCGCGCAGTGGAGGCTGGATACCCAGCGAAGGTAGGCCTGCGAGCGACGCGGCTGCGACTTCGGCAGGCTGATGATCGGCCGGGCCGGCGCAGGCGCAGCCACGACGGTCTGGCGCGGCGTGGGCATCGGTCCGCCCCACTGGCGCACTCGGGGCGCGGGTTTCGTCCAACTCACTCCAGCACCTCGATCCGCACGGCCCACGGCCCGCGCTCTTGCTTCACTTCGTACTTCACGAGGTCGCTTCGCTTGTCGTCAATGCCCAGCCACTCGGCGACGGCATCGGCGACGCCTTTCATGCTGCTGGGGAGGTTGTCGAACGGATCGAGCCCACCGCTGGGGGCGATGCGAGTCAGGACCACCGTGCAAGGCGTCGCCGGCTTCGGGTGCGGGCGGATGTGCCAGCCGACCAGTGCGCGCTCTTCCTTCACGCGTCGGGCGCGCACCATGTGGTGTTCACGGACGTTCAAGCCGCTGCGTGTGCGGAAGTTGTCGATGGTCAGGCGCATGGTTGCCCCAGGTCGAGCGGAATCTGAAGCGGGTCGAACCACGACGTACCGCGCACCTGAGCGCGAACCACTTTCACGCGCTCGCGGTCGCGCAGCCCCGCCTTCTCGGCGCACTTCGGGCCGAACATGAGATCCCCGCCGATCGCCGGGATCTCCTTCGTGGCGGCCTTGATCGGCCGGTGGCAGCGGAAGCAGCGCAGCGTGGTCATGCCAGCACCGCCTCGCGTTGCTTGACCTTGCGCGGCGGCGCGACGTAGCGTACGGCGTCGCGTTCTTCAGCACGGAATTGGAAGACCACTCCCCACTCGCTCGAAGCGTGCGCGATGCACTGGTCGATGAAGGTGCTGTACTGCCGGATCGACAGCGCCTCGGTGCTCTTACGGCGCTTCACCGGAACCTTCTTGCTCGAAGGTTTCCATTCACCAGTCTTGCGGTTCTTCACGAACGGCAGCCGCACCATGTCCCACTTGTCCGCGATGAACAAGTCCTTCAGATGTTCCTTCCACACCGCCGCGACGTAGCGCGTACCATCAGGCATGCGCACTTGCTCGGCGATCTGCGGCAGCACCGCAGCGTGCAGGAACCCGCGCTGAAGCACGCTCAGTTCGTCCTCGGCTTCGTCCACCATGAACTTCACGCGCTTGCCAAGGCCGATCAGCAGCTGTGCGTGCTGGTACATCGCGATCGATGCTTCGTGCGCCCCCTCTCGGCTGCCGACAAATCTGGTGACGGCGTACTCGGTCACAGCTCAAGCCTCAACTGCCGCGCGTTTTCGGCCATGCGGTCGAGCGCTTCGGCGGCGCCGCGCCGCTTGTGAACGAATGCCAGCACGTCATCCCGCACCAACTCGTCGAACTCGGCAAAGTAGATGTAGGTCTCGCTGTTCACCACGCACATGCCCGAATGCCGCGCGATGCTCAACTGCCCGGCGCTGACGTTGCTGTAGACGTAGGGCGTGCGCTTGTGCAGCGCCAGTGAAATCGCGGGCAGCTCGGCGCGCAGGATGTAGCTGGTCTGCGGGTCCGGCAGCAGGTGGGCATCGCTGCCGTCGAACAGTTCGTCCATCGTGCTCATGCTCGCAACTCCCTCAAAAGCCAGTCGTCGTAGGCATCGAGCGGCGACCAGCCAAACCCGATTCGGTCAGCAAAATCAACCATGGCCCGGCCCATCGAACTCACCACGCGGGCGCCGCTGAAGCACACCCACACGCCGCCCAAAAGCCGCCCAAAAGCCGAATGCGGGGCTTGTTCATACGCGCCCCTTGTCGATGCGGATCAGACAGTCCGTGCACGCCGGTTGCTTGATGCCCCACAGCCGCAGGAACCGGCTGCGCCTGCCGGTGACCGACCGCCCCGGCCGCTGGCAATGGTTGCAGTAGTACGTCGGGCCGACGATCTGCTGCGCGTACTCACGAGTGCCGGACTCGCTGCGGGTTGCGTCGTCGCTGGTCATGCGGCAGCCCTTTCGTCGGCGAAGCCGTGCGGGAAGTCCGCCATGTCCATTGCGTGCGAACCATGCTCGATGTACTGGCATGAACGCTGGTGATACGTGAGGTTCAGCACCCCCTCCCAACCGCTGCCGTGGCGCTGCTTGTCCACGATCAACATCGCGTCAGGCTGGCTCATGTCCGGGCTCTGCGCCTCGTACTTGGCTTTGTTGCGCCACACGATGCACACGTTGTCCACAAGGTTGGTGATGGCGCTGGCGCCGAGTGCGTCCATCTTTCTCGGTGGTCGGGTTTCGTCGATGCCCTTGCGCGCGTGGTGCACAAGATGAATGTGAATCGACAGTTCCTGTGCCAGTGCAGTGAGCTTGTCCACAATGGATTTCTGCCCGGCGTAGTCGTCATCCGCCTTCACGCACTTGGTGAGGTTGTCAACCACGAAATGCCGAACTTTGAGCTTGTCGGCGGCGTAGCGGATCACAGCGAAAACCCGCTCGGGTTCGACGGTGCCCACTTGGTCATAGACCCAAAGCACCCCATGCGCCCAGCGCACAAATGCACCCACTTCGCGCGGCGTCGGGGCGAAAGAATCGGCCCACTGCCTCGCCATGCGGGCAAGCGTCTTGCGGGGTCGCATCTCAAAGCTGGCGATGCACGTGCGCTCACCTTGCGCAGCTGCGCTCTCCATCACCTGACCCAGCAAAAGGCTCTTGCCGTGACCGTTGAACCCAAACCACAGCGTCACCTCTCCGGGCCGCAGGGCAAATCGGTTGCCCAGCTTCGACCACGGCAGGCAGGTTCCCGACGACGCGCCCCCATGGACTGAAAATTCGTCGTTCAGGTCGTCTTCCCAATGCTCAACCGGCTTCACCTTTGCCTCAGCGTCGGTGTCGCGCATGTAGTGGGCGAAGTCGATGCTGTCGGCTTCCAAAATGAGATTCATGCAGGCGTCCTGTCGGTGGTGGTTTCGCCGTTGGCGAAGCGTTTGTGAAGCGTCAGCCCGCCATCATTGGCCAGCACCGGCATGACCAGCAGCGCCGGACCAGCAGCGGCCACCAAGCGGGCCAGCGCGCGGTGGCGATCGCGGCTGCCGGTGAAGTCCTGCACATGCACCGTCAGGCCCACCAGCGGGCGGCAGTCGATGTCCGCGAGCGACTGGTCCGGCACGATCTGGCACGTCACCACGCCGCCCTCGGTGATCGTCGGTTGCTTGCGGAACTTCGCGGCCACAAGGTCCAAGAACACGGCGCGCGGCTTGAGCCCAGCGTTCCGCAGGGCAATGACTGGGGCCAGCACGCTCACAGCGCCCTCCCGAAAAGCGTTGCCAACTCGCCACCAGCAGCCGGAGAAACCTCGTCCTGCCAGCGGCCCTCGTTGAGCCATGTCGCCGGGTGCGGGATGAACTGCCCGCCGTCCTTCGTCCATGCCTCTGACGCCCGCTGCAATGCCACAGCGGCCAGCATCGCCGCCAGCAAATCGGCGTTCGGGCGGCGCTTGGCAAAGGCTTTCGCCGCGGCGTCCTTCCCGACCTTCCGGGGGTAGGCTTTCCAGAAATCCTCGAACCCAGGTGGGAACCGCACCACCCCCGAAACCGCAGGTTTGGGGTGAGGAGCCGAAGGCTCCGATATCTCTTGTCTGGTGTCTGGTGTCTGGTGATTGGGAGCATTGCCTTCGCTATGCGTTCGCATTGCGTTCGGTGATGCGTTCGGTGATGCGTTCGGTGATGCGTTCGCATTGCCTTCGCTATGCGTTTTGGCACTAGCCCAGCGCGCACTCGCAGATGCCTTTGCCTTGCGCTGCTTGTCCTGGTAGCGCTCGATTTCAGCCTCCGCGCGCCGCTGCTTGTAGGAGCCATCGCCCAGCACGAAGAACTCGCCTAGCACGATGTCAACCGCCTTGCGCTGTGCCGGCGTCGCTGCCCGAGCTAGCCGGTACTGCTGCCCCTCGGGGATACCACGCTCGTAGTGGTAGTACGCGCGCAGGAGCCGCGTGTAGGCCATGTCCTCATCCCACGACAGATGAGCCGTGGCGGCGGCGTAGTCGCCGAGGTGGTGTTCGTAGTAGTTCACGCGCTCGCGCTCCACATGCCCGGGGCCATGAACTGCGCCAAGGTCTCGTCGAACTTCTGGCGCAGCGCGGCGTACTCGGCAGTCGGGAATGGGGTGCGCATCGCCTCAGTCCACGCTCACCACATCGACCAGCGGCTTGCCTTTCGGGTGCCACGGCCATGCGCAATCAGGCTGGCGGAACCAACGCACGTCCGGCCGCATTTCCTCGCACTTGACCGCACCGGCAGATTCGCGCTCGATGGCAGCGGCTAATCCCTCCGAGGCCGGTCGGTCGCCGTATGAGACGTTCCGCAGGTGCCCCATCGTGGTACCGCACCTCTCGGCAAGGTCAATTCGGTCTTGCGGGGGAAGCGTCGCAAGGTACGCCTTGAGCTTTTTCATGGCACCATTACACCATACGATGTAGACAAGCGCAACACCCTTCCTGCTAAAAATATTTTCGTTTCCCTACATCGTTTGGTGTTGACAAAAAATTCATCGGGTGGTGTAATTCTCTTCACGCGCTGCACTTCGCGGCGACCTGGAGGATCAGATGCAAACCAAGACATCGAGCGAAACTGACAAGGCGCGCGACGCCTTTGCCTTGCGCACAAGCGGCTTCCCGTTGATCGCCGCACGGATGACCGACGAAGACCGCATGCGCAACCTGTTGGTCCGTCGCGCCGCGCAGAACAGTGCACGGCGATTCACCGGCGAGCCGCAAACTGAATTGGGGGGTTTGTGATGGTCAGCTTCTACGACAACTTCGACGCCACGTCCGGCGCGGACTGGCTCAAGCGCTCCGCCGAGCTGCGAATGCTCGAAAGCGAGTGCGGCATCGTCGATCCCGAGCCGATCCGCCCGCCGGACCCCGAGCCTGAAGATCAGAGCCAAGCCGGCCCGTGGTGGGTGGTTCCTGCGTTCGCCGGCTTTGCCTTGGGGCTGGTGGCTGCCTGCTTGGTAATCGCGCAACTCGCGGCCTACATGCAGAGGGGCTTGTGATGGGCGCCGTTGTCTGCTTTGACAGCGCCGCCCAGGCTGCGCATCAAGATCGCATCGACGCGGCCGACAAAAAAGCTGCGCTGCTTGATGTGACCACCGGCCGCATCACGACCGAGCTGGTCATCAAGGTGCTGGCGGGGCTGAACGACACCACCAAAGACCCTTGCATTGACTGCGTGCGCTACCCGATCGGCGGCGTGCCGAAGCGCGCCACGCAATCCATGATCGAGGTGCTGGACGATGCGCTCGACCACCTGGACGTGCTCGCGACGCTGCGCACCGTACTGGCCGAGTCGGTCTGTCCGCGGGTCGCAACGTTGAAGGTTGCCATTGCCCGCGCCTACGCCAGCGACAACGCGGCGGCGCTGGCCGAGCTGGAGTGCGGCGAATGAGCGCGCTTCGCCAGCTCGCAGAGGGCTTCTGCTGGGGCGCATCTGCGGCCCTGCTTCTGTCGCTCTGGTTCGCCCCGCAACTTTGGGAGAGGTTCGCATGAACACCGCAGTTCACACCCGGCGCGGCCTGCGCAGCTGGCTCGGCCGGCGCCTTGAAGCGCTGCAACTCGCGTACTCGATCAAGTGGGCCGAGCAGGACCGCGAAACCCTGGCCGATGTTGTCGAGCGCGGGCCGCGGCATCTTCGCCAGCTTGATCGCGACCTTGCCGAAATGCGCGTCAGGCTGGCTCTGCTGCGCGATTGATCCACCACATACCACCAAGCACAGGAAAACACCATGAGCACTTCGACACTGATCCTCGGCGAATCTGGCTCCGGCAAGTCCGCGAGCCTGCGCAACCTGAAGGCATCCGAAACGCTGCTGATTCAAGCCGTCCGCAAGCCGCTTCCGTTCCGCTCAAAGGAGTGGGCAGAGTGGCACAAGACCGACAAGCCAACAGGCAATATCTGGGTGCTTGACCAGAGCCACGACATCGTGTCCGCGATGAGCAAGACCAAGCGCAAGGTGATCGTGCTCGATGACTTCCAGTACGTTCTTGCGAACGAGTACATGCGCCGCAGTGACCAGACCGGCTTCCAGAAGTTCAGTGACATCGGCCGGCATGCGTGGGACATCCTGACTGCCGCAAGCGCGCTGGCGCAGGACGTTCGTGTTTACATCCTGGCCCACACCGATACCGACGACACCGGCCGCATCAAGGCCAAGACCATCGGCAAGCTGCTTGACGAGAAGATTTGTGTTGAGGGCATGTTTTCCGTAGTCCTGCGAACCAACGTCATCAACGGGCAATACCTGTTGAGCACCCACAACAACGGGCAGGACACCGTGAAAACACCGATGGGGATGTTCGAAGACGACCACATCGACAACGACTTGGCAGCCGTGGACGCAGCCATCGTCGATTACTACGGCCTCGCGCCACAACCCGCCTAAACACAAGGAACCACCATGTACCAACTCGACACCGAAAGCGCACGCAAGGCCGACCAGCGCGGCGGCCAAATTACCGAAACCGGCAAGTACCTCGGCGTGTTCACGAAAGCTGAAGACATCACCACTGCCGCACCGAAGAATACGCGCGGCATCGACTTCGCTTTCAAGTCGAACGGTGGCCAGTCCTGCCGCTTCGCGATCTATACCGAGAAGGGCGATGGCTCGCGCATCAACATTGGACACGCCTTTGTGATGGCGATGCTGACGTGCCTGCGGCTGCGTGCTATCCAGCCGACTGCCAGCAAGTTCAAGAAGTGGGACAACGATGCAGGCGCCGAAGTCGATGTGGACGGGAAGCTGTTCCACGACCTGCAAGGCAAGCCCATCGGCGTGCTGCTTGAAGCTGAGGACTACACCAAGAACAACGGCGACACCGGCCGCCGCATGGTGCTGGCTGGCGTGTTCCAGGCCGACACCGAGTTGACGGCTAGCGAGATTCTGGACCGGAAGACTGTGCCCGCCCAACTGGCCAAGATTGTTGAGTCCCTGCGCGACCGAAAAGCTCGGCCAGCATATGGGGCAGCACCGCAGCGACAACCGCAGCAAGCCGCCAGCATCGCCGCGCCGCGCACGTCGTTCGATGACATGGACGACGACATTCCGTTCTGATCGGGAGGACATCATGGAATACATCATCGAAGACCTGAGCGCCGCGGAACCGGCTGCGCCAGCCGCTGAAAAATCAACTGTGGCCATCCGCCAGAACATCACTCAGGTGGAGTCGGCATTGTCCGAATTTGACAAGGTGAGCGCCGGCCTCGCCGCCATCGCCGCGCGCTACCCCGTCGATCTGGTCTACGACGTGACCACTGGCGCCGGAATGGTTGAGGCTGTTGCTCACCGGGCGGCGTGGCGTGAGCCCCGCCTGAGCGTCGAGCGGCTGCGCAAGCAGGCCAAGGCGCCCGTGCTGGCGCTTGGCAAAGACATCGATGCGCGCGCTGCGTGGCTGACCGAGCAACTGCTGATTGGCGAAGGCCCCGTCGATGCCCAAATCAAGGCCGAAGAGAAGCGCAAGGAAGACGCGAAGCAAGCCCGCATCGCCGCCGAGTTTGGCCGGGTGCAGGCGATCCAAGACGCCATCGCCGAGATTCACATGGATGCGACCATCGCATCCAGCAAAGGCTCGGCAGTCATCGCCGAAGCGCTGGCAGAGCTGCGCAGCCGCACGCTCGATCCGAAGGTGTTTCAAGAACTTGGCGCCCAGGCCGAAGCAGCGCGAACCGCCACAGTGTCGAAGCTCGAAGTCGCGCACAAAGCCGCGCTGCACACCGAAGCCGAAACTGCACGCCTGGCAGCCGAGCGAGAAGAACTCGACCGCCTGCGCGCCGAGGCAGCCGAACGGAAAGCGAAGGACGAGGCAACCGCCCGCGTTGAACAACAGCGGGTCTCTGCCGATCAGGAAGCGGAGCGCGCACGCATCGCGGCGGCACAGGCCGACATCGACAAACAGCGGGCCGAGTTTGTCGCGCAGCAGGAAGCCGCACGCCTCGCCGCGCTGCCAAACGAGACGGCGGCCGACTTGTTCGAGAAGATCGGGGCAATCGGCGGCGTTGCATTCATCCCGGTGGCAACGCCTGTCCCCGACCACTTCCCGCAAATCGCCACCCCCGAGGGGGACCGCGCCCCGAACACCGACGAACCCGCCACCCTGAACATTGGCGCCATCAATGCGCGCATCGCCCCGCTCAAGATCGACGCTGCCGGCCTGGCTCAACTCGGCATCAACCCAGCGGCAACCGACAAGGCAGCGAAGCTCTACACCGAATTGCAGTTTGCCCGGCTCCGGCCGCTGGTCGAGTGCATCGAGCGGCTGCGCGTAACGGAGACGGCGAAAGGACAGACAACATGACCACTGAAGCAAGTACGCCGTTGATTTTTGGCTCGACCGAAGGGTTCGGCGTCTCGGCCCGTCTCGGCCCGGAGCGTGCGGAAGTGAGCTCGTTCTACCGCGTGCTTTGCGTGCATGTGTGGGCAAAGTTCTACGGTGAAGAGTGGGTGCCCGTGATCGGGTCAAAGCACCGCGACTTGGAGTTGGGCGTGGACCGGGAGCACTGGCACATTGACTGGCGATTTGCCAGCGAGAAAATGTTTGTGGGCTGCTCACGCGGGATTGCAGGCCACCCACACGGACATGTCATTAGCAATGACAACCCGGACCAGTTCAAACAATCGCTGACTGGCCTGCCCGTCGTGAAGCGGCGCAAGTGCCACCGAGTGATGCCCGACTTCCCGGTGCAGCCTAGACAACCATGGGCCGCGATGGAGGCTGCACAACGCACGCGCTGCGACAGGCTGAAAGACGGCCACACATGCCCGCACCGTGGCATCGACCTGCGGCCGTTTGAGCACGCGGACGGGACGGCTATCTGCCCTGGCCATGGGCTGCGGTGGGACATGCGGACCGGCCTGCTGCTGGCCCGTCATGAGACGCCGAACGTTTGAGGTGAGCGGACGCCGCCAGCTTGGCCTCGCGAGACGGATCATGAACCTGAGCGGATCGCGGGGCCAAGCTGGTGGAGGTCCGCTCGACCGAAGGGTTAGGCCTCAATTTTAGTTTGGCCGAAGCCCGCAAGAGTGCCAGCCGGCACAAGCCGATGCTGTAACCAGCATGGGCGCCTGAAACTTTTAGCCTTGCGTATCCGCAGGGCGATTGGAGCCGACCGCATGAACTGTAAGCCAGGGCAGATAGCGGTCATTGTCAGGCCGTGGTTTGTAGATGCAGACATCGGCCGCCCCGTTGAGGTTGTGCGAAGAGCCGCCTACGGCGAAGTTATCGCAATGCGCAACGGCAGGCAGTCTAGGTGCATTGGACCGGGTGAGGTGAGAGCTTGGCTGTGTGATGCGCATGCTCTTAGCTTCCCTTGTTTCATCGCCGACGAGTGCTTGAGGCCGATTCAAGGCGGCGAAGGCGAAGGTAAAATGCTGCAAATCGCAGGGCGCCCGCAGCCGGTGTTTGTTTGAGGCCTAACGTTTGACATGAGCCGCCTTTGACGGCGCAAGAAAGGACACCGTGAGCACTGAAGGAACTACGCCGGCAAAGGTCGGCTCGATGGAAGGGTTGGGCGGCGCGTGGAGAAGCGAACCAGCACCTACGCACCGCTGCACTGTTTGCGGCGCGCTGTGGCGGTATTGGCCCGAGCGAGACACCGGCCACCCGGTAAGCTGGAACATGCGCAGCGGGTGTGCCGGAGACTGCTGCCGCGATGCACCGATGGGCAAGCAGATTCAGCCGGCGACTCTGGGCGACCTGCACCGCTACTTGAGCGCGCGGCTTGCTGTGGATTCGATGGTGCAGACCATCGAAGGCCCGCAGGTTGGCGACAAGGTGAATTGATCATGAGCACCTTGCCTGACGACGTTGCACGCTGCGCCGGAACAACCGCGCCTGCGTGCCAGCAGTGCCGCCGCCGAGAGCCTGGCGGTCTATACCAGTGGTATGTGGCGCCCGCTTGGACTCCGAAGGTGGGATGCTTCGGCTTCATTGAGCCGATTCTTCGGGTTGTGACGAGCAACAGCACGCAGCCCAACGTTGCCAATAACCGGCGCCCGTAGGGCGTCCGGGTTGATTGGCTTGTTAGGCCCTGCTTCCGAAGCGAACCTGTAAGAAGGACTTACAAGATGGCTGAATTGAACACCGATGCTGCACGCAGCGCAGCCCGAACGGCGCTTGGTTACTCGCAAGCCTTCGACGGCAAAGGGATCGACTGGCAAAACGGGCAGCCGTGGCCACACCGCATTGAACTGGCGCAGGCATTGGATTGGATCACCGAGCTCGGCGCGATGACGATGAACCTGGCAGACCGCGCAGATGCCGCGCCACTGACCGATGGGCGCATAGCCGCCGTTCCTGAGTTGCTGGAATGCGTGCGCGACTTGGTGGGCCAGATCACGGCGTTTGCAGAGCAGCACGGTGAGGCGGATTTTGAAACGGGCCAAGCCACTGCGCTGATGCAGCGGCTTGGGGCCTAACGTTTGAGCTAAACGGCTGCCGTAGGCAGTCCGTTTGAGCGAAGGGTTAGGCCCCAACGCTCGGAACTTGGAGAACGACGATGAACACCGAGAACTGCCCCGGCGCAAGTGCGTGCTGTAACCCGAGTTGGTGCAAGACGGCCAGCAAGTGCCTGCATGAGCAATCGGGCCAGCAGCGGCCATCTGAATTGGTGCCGATGCCGCAGCCGGTGGCGTGGCGCCACAGCCTCACCCACACGGTGCACGAAACGGAGCACGAGGTGCAACTGGCGGACGCTGAATCTGAGGCCGTGCCGCTGTACTTGCGCGTTGATGTGCAGGCGCTGCGCGATTTGGCCGACAGCGAGGGCACTGACAAAGTGATGTACATGAGGCAGGCCAGGAAAGCTCAAAAGGCGATTGATGCAGCGCTGCCCGCCATGCGCGAGTTTGCGCGCAAGAACCCAAAGCACCATTTCGGCGATACGCTGCAAGACCCTTGCGGCGTGCATGCTTGGCTGGCGAAATTTGGGGCC